ACACCGAAAGAGCGAAGTAGGTCTGGATCGGAGGCCAATCTGGTAATAAACTTTTCTTTTGGTCCATAGGAAAGAGGAACTTTCAGTCTTTCATATTCTTTTGAACCATCTTTACTGTATCGAACTATCTCAAGATCATTGAATAATGTTCCAAAGGCAACCACAATCTTTCTGATTGTTCTATTATAAAAATGACGGTTGCCTAACATTAAGGTTCTCCAAACGGATTCTTATCCGTAAAATCTATGATATCCAATCCTTCTTGTTCAATCAGTTTGTTATCAGCTATGTCTTCAAAAATATTCTCACTTACTGGTGAGAATTCATCCACAAACTGTACAAAAGCCCGAGCATTACTGGTATTACCAATTAACTGAGAATTATTGGAAAAGTAACCTTGAACTCGTATAACTTCCATATGCGAGTTTGCAGTGAACGAATATACAATAGCTTGTGCTGATGAATTGGCCAAATTTGTTCCTTGATAAACAATTTCATTAGGTACAAATACACCTGTCACATTATTAGCAACCGCAACTCTCATTCTTCTGTATGCATTAAATGCTTCACCATCAATTTCATCGACACCAGTTTCAATAATCTCTTCAGAGAAAGCTAACTGTTTCAATTTCAAAGAGTAGACATAAACGTTACCACCACGACCCCTACCCAATGTATAGAACATTGCCTGATCATTTTCATGCTCGACAAAGGTGACTTCAAAGAAGTTTTGTATCAATGGAACATAGATCAGGTCACCCTCTCTAGGACGATTGAGTGGTACTGTCATTGCGAATCTTCTTCTAGAAACCAACAGAGTAATTTCATCTCTAATTTCTAATCCAAATTTAGAGATAAAGTCACCTTCACCATCCATACCTGAAATGTTTTCTAAGTACATTTCGATTGGGTATGCATTTCTAAATTCTTTTAGAGTATCTTCACCATAAAGATTATCTACGACATCTCTACTTGATCTGGAGATATAGTAAACATCCATGCCATTAATTTGCATGGCCTCTATAACGAGGTCTTCTACAAGAAGTTGCTCACTGTTTACTTGTTGAAGAGGAAAATTATTAAAATAGAAATTAGTGGACATTTTAGCCTAAAAAGAATTCACCAGGCAATACATTATAGGATTGCATTTCTTCTTCAATCTTGTCGATTTCTGCTTGTGCTTCAGTAGCAATTCTAACACCATCAAGCGTTACACCACCTGGCATTTGAATTCCTGCAAACTTGGATAAGTTATTACCCCATTGCAGTTTCAACATAGCTGTTGCATATCTCTTTAGAAATCTGTCGTTCCAAACATCAGAGATTCCAGTTTTAATCATCGTTAAACCTGATGTGTTTGCGATGAATGGTGTGTCAACCTTTAGATTTGTTGGTGAAGAAATTTGTATGATACGTTTAGTTTCTTGACCAAAAGTGATCTCATCACCAGGTAAGATATCTTGATCGAATCTCGTATTAACGCCAACAACATCAACTGAACTTACGGTTGTATTGGCTGTACCGAACAATGTCTGGTTGTCAGGATCAAGTTTACGGTAACATTCAACCACCACATATTGTCCAACTTGCACATCTCTCGACCAATCAATATCCAAGAACAATTTATTCATGTGTCGATTGAATCTAAACAGAGGTGTTCCCGAGAACAATAAGTTTAGTGTACGAATGTGTTGCATCGTTATTTCATATGAAACATATGAGACTGAGGTGAAGTCATAAAGATCATGTAATCTCAATTGATATCTCAAGTCAAACATATTTACTGATGAAGATGATTGATCAAAAGGCATAACACCAGTTACAAAGAGTACGGTGTCGGGGCAATAGATCCAACCACGGTCAATATCCGCCTGTTGAATCATATGCTTCATATAGATTTGTTGGCAACCATCAAAGTGATAGTCGTGAAAAAACTGGAGAGAATCATCGATTCGATCTTCAAGTTGATCTTCGTCCACGTTAATCTGTATAACAGGATGTCCCAATCTTCTTAAGCAATAATCTTTAAATTGTGCTCTTGTCTGTGGTGCGGCCATTTGTTTACCTATAAGTTTATCGATTATTTATGTTAATCAATTCCAAGGTGGTGTCAATGTTACTGTTTTAGGATTGATGATAGCTTCGATTTGATCATCGAGATTTTGTTTGTAGCTTGCAACCTGTTCTTCACCTAATGCAGATTCTACCCAAGTTGTGACAGTTTCTTTTGTCAAATTGGCGAATTCTACAAATTGACCTTCACCGTCATATGGTGCAAGACCAACGGTGCCGTAAACTTCAGCTGAGTTTTCCAATTCATCTTCACCACGTAGTCTCCAATGTACAGTGAAAACCACATCTGTTTTATCTTCAACGGTAGGATATGCTTCTAATTGTGGGAACTGCCATGTATATGTGTTCATTTAATTTCCTTTTATGTTGCAGGTGTTGTTGGAGTAGGATTCCACGGCAATGGAATGTCTAGGTTTACTTGATCTCTTTTTGCGGCAACTTGTAATGCAATTTTTTCAGTAATATGCGCCCAAAAAACTTCGTTACTCATAACAACGGGCTTGACCCAAGACAACACCAAATCTTGTGTAAGCTGGTCGTAAGGCACAAATGTTTCGGGATCAATATCGTTAGTGGTTAAGGGTGTGCCACCAATAAACGTTCCAGCATTACCGTCTGCGTCCGTTCCGGTTACTGTCCACTTGACATTGATAATTACATTGCTTTCGCTTGCAATATTTGCTGACACCATACCCGTAACTAACCATGTGTATTCCATTTATTTTCCTTCTAATACGGCAACTTTAGCCATTAATTGTTCAATCAGTTCTTGCTGTTTTTGCATGGCGGCACAAATTGACGGAATTAACCAAGATGTATCTACGCTTTGTGGGTTGATTGTTCCATCTTCATTTACAGCGTCTTTTTCACCGCTAACACACTCAGGCGCAACTAAATCAAGTTCGTGTGCAATAAAGCCAATACCTTTCCTACCACCAAATTCTTGCTTCCAATCGTATGTAATCGGACGCAATGCAATAATTTTATCAAGTGCGGCATCTTTGTTTATGTCTATATCGTTTTCTTTCATCCGGTAGTCAGATGAAGTGTTATAAGAAGTTGAACCACCGGAAGCAATAATAGAACCGGAAACTGTAGCGCCGCCGCTAACTGTAAAGTAACAAGGAATTCCAGAACCAGAAGAATTGCCAAAAATGATTCCACGGTCAACAGAACTGATTGACATAGGGAACGTACCAGACCCCACCGTAGATGGGACACTTAAAATAGACTCCACGTGAACTGTATTTGTACCTTGATTTACACGCAATGCCCAGCTACCGGAACTATTTAAGAAACCAAACCCAGCACTATCATTCCACAAGTATCCTCGCTGGACTCCTCCCTGCTGCCCACTAATAATATTAGAGCCTTGTGCGGTTATAGTACCCACCGTAATTATGGAGTTCATTCTGGAGGTGACTGCGGGGTCTACATAATATGATGGATCATTTGTATCGTAATAAGTTGTTGAATAGGTGACACCGTCCGTATAGTTAGTGCTAAAAGAACGAAAACCTTTTCCCGCATACAAACTGTAACCAGATGATGTAGAGGATGTGCCGATGCCTATGCAGTCGTTGGCTACGTTGTAGTAAGTAAACCAACGTCCGTTAGCTTCCCTATATGCGCCGCCATTGCCACTGCCGTCATACATCGACCCGTTTACGCCGCTAAAAGTGCTTTGTATTCCGCTGTAGCCGTTGCGACTACCTTGCGCTGCCCATTCTCCGTAGCTACTTGATGTATTTGGATAGAAGTGCGCCCCGTTAACAGTTGGTGCGTATAAGCCATAAGCACCATTTAACTGAAGCCATGTGTTTACTTGGTAATAGGATGAGCCAAGATTAGAAACAACTTGTAATTGACTTACAACGTGCGCTTTGCTTGACTTCCTAGACCAACCATCGCCATTAGAAGTAATAAACGAACTAATAGATGGGTTTTCGGTTTCGCTAGTATTAAAGTTAATGTGGTTAGCGTATATGTAGCCGTTACCGTCACGTAGAACAATCTGGTTAGCGTTTACACCAGTACCGGCAGTAATCGTTGCTGAGTTTGTTTGACCGGTGATATTAGCTGCAGTAATAGGCCAAGTGCCTGTTGGTGTACCACCTAAAGTTAAACTACCACTTGTTGTAACCGTTCCAGTAAGTGTCAGTCCACCATAACTACCTGTTCCACCAACACTCGTAACTGTTCCTACATTGGATGTTTTGGAGTTAGCTGTCGCAAATGCAGAGTTAGCATAAACACCGGATGTTACTGCTCTTTGGTCAGCCGTTGCAGCATTAGTTGTTGCGGTATTGGCTCTAGAAAATGCTGCATTCGCATAAACACCAGCACTAACAGACTTCTGGTCAGCCGTTGCAGCATTAGTTGTTGCGGTGTTTGCCTGAGAGAATGCAGTATTGGTATGATTGACAACATCATATCCTCTAACCAAAACTGAATCGGAAATTAAATTGGATCGTAACGTGGTTATTCTTAGTGATGCATCATTAGGATCCAAGATGTTAGTTTCTTGAATATGTGGTGTATAACCATCAAACAAATAATATGTGTTGGCTGAAGAATCCCGTACCAATCCAGTATGTTTTGTTGTTCCACCTTCGATGTAGTGAGCAATAAATCCTGTATCTAACAGATTTCCTGGATTATTATTTGCTAATAGAATTAACGGATCATTGATAACTAGACTGTCAGAAGCATGTGTGACAGTATTACCAGTAATATTCAAGTTACCTGTTATGTTTACATCACCTGAAATTGTACCACCCGTGGAATTATATTTTGTATTTGCGGTGATGAATGCAGCATTAGCATAAACACCAGAAGTTACTGCTCTTTGGTCAGCTGTTGCAGCATTAGTATTCGCCGTATTTGCCTGCAAGTATGCAGCATTAGCATATGAACTGGCTGAACCAGCATTAGTTGTTGCGGTGTTTGCTTGATTGTAAGCTGAGTTGGCATGATCATTAACATTAGCTTGTATCGTTGTAGATCCGATGATTAGATTACCCGGAACAGTTAGATCACCTGTTGACGAGACCAGCATGTGATCATCGAGCATAAGGTTACCATGTACAATCACATCTCCATTAGAAGATACAATTTCATTTTCTCCGACACTAATGCCGTTCTTTACTGTAAAGTTTTTAATTGACATTCTGGTTCACTGTCCCCAAATGTTATATGTTTATTGTTGTTCTATGTAGTTTTGCTGTGGTAATCGAATTGACTGGTGTTAATAGTAATCTTACATTACCACTTACAATACTTGTTGCAAATGTACCTAAAGATACATTGGTAAAGTTATCACCATATTGTACAAAAGTGGATGTTGTTCCATTATGTAGTATTGATATTTCTGTGAAGTGGTAATCACTACCACTTGTTAACTGTACAAGATACTTAGCACTTCTGTAAGTTGATGTTGAAAAACTGTCTATACTTACTTGTGTGTTAGATGATGTGGTTAATGTATTCGATGCCTGTACGGTTTGTTGTATTGTTACTGTATTTGCACCAACATCACCAATGCCTGTAATTGAGGCATAGTTCACCATCACATCACCAACACGTTTAACGTAACCGGTGTTTATGTCAGCATTTGGTATGAATACGTGGGCTCTAAACTTATCACCAAGAACGGCAGGTTCAACCAATACAACAGTACTGGAATTATTGGCAAAGTAATCTTCACCGTCCGTTAACACCGCACCGTTAAGGAATACGTCAATATAACCTGGAGAATAACCACCAATAATACCAAATTCGGATTGCGTCAGGTCAGTTACAGTTCTATCTGTAACAGTCTTTGCAACACTTATTTGGGGAGAATTCCCGATATATGACATTAATTACTCCAAACTTTTATATGGTATTTATAGTGATTAATTTGTTATATCTTCATCGGATGGTAATGGTGTGTTGCCTTCTGCCAGCCACTTTAGGTATTCTTGATAGTCGGTGTTGGCGGAATCAAATGGAATAACCGCCCAATCAACTAATCTAATCACGCTATCTTTGCCTGTTATTTTATACATTTATAACTCCGCAGACGCTGTGAAATGAAACACAATAGCGTTATCAGTAATGGTTGCTTGAGTACCAGACAAATTGTCAACAGCAAAACTGTTCTGTGATATAGCACTTGCCGTTCCTGTCCCCGCCGCCAACTCAATTCCAATACCTGCGCCCGTAGACATCCTTCCACTGTTACCTTGATAAGAGTAAATAGTTACGGTTGGAGCCGCACGCTTTGTTACGCCGAATACTGAACCAACAAAGAACCCTGCGCTGTTACCAATTGTTGGCGAACCAAGATTAGCTACCCTAAGCCCTTGAGTAGTGACGACTCCCGGTACAACGCTTTGTAAATAACTTTTCTCAAAATACCGCTGACACAACCCCAACTCCTGCCCGATACTCCTAAACTCAAACGGTGTAGCAGTCGAGCCTTTCTCTAGCTGTACGCCTGTAATGTAAAAGGTTGCTCCGCTTGTGCCGACTACGGATGTTGCGCCTGTGGCTGATTGATAGCGAGTAGCTGCCCATGCGCCTGCCGTTCCTGAGTATGTAGTGCCAACACCAAGACCAAAATAAACACGCAACCCAATGCCGTTTGTGGTTAGCCAAGTGCCGCTTGTATCGCCGGGGATGGTGACTGTTTTGTACTCGTAGGTATTTGCTGCGCTAATGGTGTAAGTAAACGGGTAGCTGCGGCTTAAGCCAGAATTACTAATAGAACCGCCAAATGTACCAGTAAGGCTTGAACGAACCCAAAAACTAATTGTGATTGGCTGTGCATTTGCAGTACCCCATCCAAAATCAAATACGTTAAGACCTTCGATGTTTTGATACAGATTAAAGAAGTCACCCGCCAAAACAGAGTATGCAGAAGATGACGTAATTTGAATTGAATTAATAAACCCCACTGGTGCGGTCGTGCTTTGTTGTGCAGTTGCCTTAGATGTCTGTGAGCAAGCTGAGCCAAAACGGTCTACGACAAATACAGCGTCATTAAACGTAATGCTTGCCCCAGCATTCCTCTGGTCAATCGTCATCGCACCGTTGATGATGCGGTTCTTAAATCCGGTTTGAGAAGAAATATTATTACCAGCAACACTTAATGATCCAGAAACCTTTACGTTTCCTGAGACATCCAATTTCTCTGTAGGCGAACTCGTACCAATACCTATTTGTCCATTTACATCCTTGTAGAACTGACCTGAGCCAATATTAATGATGCCAGTATTACCTGTAAGTGTTCCACTATAAGAAAGGTTGGTGAATGTACCACTATAAGGTGTATTCGCACCAATGACGCCGTTGATTGGACCTGTGACGCTAAGTATTCCAGCGTCAAATGAAACAGTTGAATCACTATTGATAGTGAGACTGGGAACGTTTGATGTTGGATGTAAAATTTCGGATACTTTGATTATACTAGCCATTATTTGTTCTCCAGTACTTCGAGTCTAGCTGTGAGTTCTTGGATACATTTCATCATCACATACTGAAGATCAGTCTGATAAATTGACAAACGCATTTTAGGTTCAGAACCTTCTTCACCGTTCGACCAATCGGATTCCATTACCAACTCAGGGAATACCGTTTGAACGTCTTGCGCTACAACACCAATTGACAGTCCGTCATCTTCTGGTGCTTGATTAAGGTATCTGAATTTTTGTACGGGAATTTGGCACAATTTTTCTAGATAATTTCCGCAAGGTTCAAAGTCTTTTTTCTCACGCCGATCAGACAGGTTTGCATCGTTGGCTTGAAAGTTAGCAATGCCGCCGTTTGATCGCACAGTGAACTTAGT